AAAATCCCCAAAATGCATTTTCCCGTTTTCCCAAAAATAAGCAGAAATAAAGACCATTTTTCAACCATTCAACCACACCGGAGACAGCATCCGCGCCGGGCCGTCCGGAAATGCGGCGGGCGGGCGGAACCGGTCTCCGGCTCCGCCACGCCCGCGTTGCGCATGTAGCTGACGGCGTCCGCATGGAAACCCTCCAGCAGGCTCAGGTCCTCCGGCGTGGGATCGTCGATCCGGCAGTAGCTCAGGATGCTGGCCTGCCGATCACTAAACGCCGCCATCTGTCACCCCTCCGATCAGCCGCCGGACTTGGGCAGGTTCGCGATGACGAAGCCCTTGTCCACGATCAGGTTGCCGCCCACCATGGCGTCGCCCAGGATGGTGACCATGCGCTCCACAGCCTTCACGCTGTCATCCACCCGCACGGTGTAGTCGCCGAACAGGCCCAGCTCGTAGTTGGCGGGATCGCCGTACAGCATGGTCTGGATGGCAGCGCTGCCAGCGGTGGAGGCAGACAGGGCGGTCAGATCGCTGACGATGGTATAGGGCACGATGTTGCCGCCGTCCTCGATGGTGCCGATGTTGGGGTTGCCAGTGGCGGGGTTGATCTTGAACACCCGCTGCTTGTCGCTGTTGCGCAGCTTGCCGATGGCCTTCAGGTCCGTCTTGTTCAGCAGCAGCCGGGCGTTCTGGCCGATGGCCTCATCGCTGCCGTACTGGAAGAACAGGTCATCCAGCAGGTTCTCGTCGATGCTGGACACGTCCACGCTGGCCGCGATCACGGCGCCCGCTACGTTCTTGGCGTTCTTGATGCCGAACATGTCGGGAGATGCCTGGCCGTCACCGTTGACGATCAAAGCCGCCAGCTTGCGCCGCATGGCCCGCATGGCCATGTTGTAGATCTTGGTGTAGTAGTCGGCAGGGCTCAGGCGGGAGATGTTGCGATCCACGAACTGGGTCACGTTCAGCTCATAGGGGCTGATCTTTGCCACGCCAAAGGTGGGGTCGGCGCTGGTGGTGCGGGCCTTGCCGGCGTTGGTGGTCACCTTGCCGCCCTTGGCGTCGATCTCGGAGATCACATAGGGCTCCAGGAAGCTGCCCATGCCGGTCAGGTTCTGGACGTACACCTGATCCACGATAGAGGAGACCACGTTGCCCAGGGGGTCGCGGATGTTGCTGCCGGCGCCGGTGGGCTCCACCAGAGTACCGGTGGCCAGAGTGATGGAGTTCATCACGGCCCGGCGGGTCTCGTCGGCGGTGAAGGTCACGGCCTTGCCGGTCATGAGGGCATGGCCGCGCTCCTCGGCCATATCGCGGGCCTCTGCGCCGGCGGGAGCGGGAGCGGCCATGATCTGGCGGTCCTGCTCGGTGATGAGGTCCTGGATGTTCTGGATGCGGCCGTTGAAATCACGGACATCCGCCATGGCGGAATCGTAGTCCGCCTGGTTGCCCGCATCCAGAGCCGCCTGCGCGGCTTCCAGACGGGCGGTGCGCTGGGTGGTCAGATCCACCAGATCGCGTCTGAGATTGTTCATGTTTTGCTACCTCCGTTTAAAATCTGATTTTTTCCAGATCCAGGCGGGCCTGTGCCTGCCAGTCTCCGGTATCTGCATCGGGCTCACCGCCCGTTGATGCTGTGGGTGCCGGGTCCGTCTCCGGCGTGGGGTGCTGCTCCGCCATGTATCTGGCCCGCAGCTCCGTGATGTCCGGCATTCCGGCGCATCCCAGCGCCCGGATGCCGCTGCCGATGGCGTTCATCACGTTCTGCGGGGCAATACTGGCCGTCTCGCCGATGATGCCGTCCGCCAGACCGCAGTCCACGGCCTCCTGAGCCGTCAGCCACGTCTCGTTGCTCATCATCCGGCGGAATTCCGCACGGTCGGCCTTGCCGCCGGCCTTGAGCTCGTAGGCGTTGAGGATGGCCTCCCGGGTGCTGTCCAGCATCTGCACGCTCCGCAGATGATCTCCACGGTCCCCTCTGGTGCTGGTGGACGGCAGATGGATCATCATCTGCGCCACCGGGGAGATCTGCACCTCGTCACAGGCAAGGCACATGTAGCTGGCCGCGCTGGCAGCGAGGCTCTGCACCTCTGCCACCGTGTGGATACCGGAAGATCTCAAAACGCTGTAGATCTCGGATCCGGCAAACACGCTGCCGCCGCCGCTGTTGATCTCCAGCACCAGCTCCTCTCCCTCCGGGGTGGACGCCACCGCGTCACGCACCGCCTTGGGTGAAAAGGCCGCGAAGCCAAACCACTGGTAGATTTCCACATCGTCATCGGCTGCGACGATGCCGTTAAGTGTTACCCGCATTTGCGTTCCCTCCGTTTCTCTGTTCGCTGAGCCGTGCCCAGTCCTTCAAGGGGACATAGTTCAGGCTCTCCCGGCGCTCATCGCCGCCCTCCACATCCGGCAGATCCTCCAGTGCCCGGATATCGTTGACGGAAAACACGCCGTTGTTCCTCTGGTTGGTGTACCAGGCGCCACGGCTGGCCGTGTCGCCCTTCAGCTCTGCCATCATGTTGATCCGGATCTCCAAGCCCTGCCGCAGCTCCGTGTTTGTCAGCAGTTTCCACGTCTGCTCCTCCGCGTACTGGTTGACGATGGGATGGAGGGTGCTCACCACGTACTCAATGGCGTTCTGCTCGTTGCTGCCATAGGCCTGCTTGCCCTCTTGCAGCTTGTAGAGGGGCACACCGAAGTATCTGGCAATATCCCGGATAGTGACCTCCTTGTTTTCCACAAACTGTGCGTCCTTGTTGGTGGCGGCAATGGGGGTGTATTTCAGCCCCAGATCTAGAATTGCCACCCGGTGGCTGTTGTTGGGGCCGGCATGTACCTTTTCCCACTCGTGCCGCAGCAGGTCCTTCCGGGTCTGATAGCTGCCGTCCGGGTTCTGAATGTGCTTGCCGTTGACGTCCTCCGCCCAGCCGCCCAGATCGCTGTCCGTCTCCAGTACGCCGCTGGGCTGGCCGCCGTTGGCGTAAAATGCCAGATCATACGCCTGTGCCGCCTGTGCCGCTGCCAGCACCTCTCTGGCCCGCCGCAGGGGCGAGATGCCCGTCAGGCCGTCCCGTGTGGTGGCCTTGTAGTGGCAGATGTCCTCGTTGGGCAACACCATAGGCGTGCCGGTCACCGGATGGGTCACGGTGTACCACACCCGCCCGGCCTCATCCCGCCATGGCTGCACCAGCCACCAGGGCACCGGGATCAGTTCCCGGATGATCCCCGTCCGGGGGTCCCGGATGATCCAGTCATAGCCGTTGCCGCCCTCGTTCCGGCTGTTCTCCAGCACCTTCCGCCGGATGCTGGGGGTCATGGCTTCGTTGGGCCGGACATTCAGCAGCCGCAGGAGGTAGTGGTCCACGTGCTCCCGCGTCCGACTGTCCATAATGTAGTTGGGCAGCTTACTGATGGAGTTGCTTAGGATCTCCATGCACCCGTCCACCGCACTCAGCTTCCGTGCGGTGGTCTCGGTCAGCTTACCCACGGCCAGCCCGCCGGACGCCGCCAGCGTCTTGACGGTCACGTCATTCCGTACCTGCTGCGGGCGGCTGACGGCCATCCGCAGCCTGTTTGTCATGCTCACTGCTCATCACCTCCCGGACCGCTCAGCAGGGAGAAGGCGATCAGCGCCCCGCCGGCCACGATCACGCCCAGCGGCAGCCAGATCATCCCGCAGCCCACGGCCACGGTGCCCGCGCCGCAGACCAGCAGCACGTCCGGGCCGAACCGGGCCAGAGCGCTCTTTACTTTTTTCATGCGGTCTCCTTTCCGGTCCGAATCGGACCGCGTTATAAGCTAAAACCGGGACGGCTCATAGCCGCCGCCAGATCCGGCTTCTGATTTCGTTTCACGATCCACGCCGCCACGGCGATGATCCACGCCACCGTGATATCGATGCGCCCGATGCTCCGGTTCTTCATGGGCTTCTGATTCTCGTTTCCGTCCACCGCGCACCGGACATTGCCGAAGCACCACCGGGCGCAGGTGTTGTGGACGTGGAGCATCTTGTGTTCCCGGATCAGGCCCTCCAGCTCCTTCATGGCCGGGCTCATGCCCGCCATGGTCTGAGGGATGGCGATGATCTCCACGCCCTCGTCCTGGAGCAGCGGCGTCATGGTGGCCGTCAGGTACTGGTCAATGCCCAGCGCCCGCAGGTCATACCGCTCCTTGGCGTCCAGAATGGCCGCGATCACGTCCCGGTTGTCGATCATGTCGCCCTGACAGAGGGTGAGGAACCCGGCCCGCTCCCAGTCCCGGTATGGGACATGGTCCCGCTGCTCCGCCTCTGTCACGCCCTCAAGGGGCCGCCACGCCCGGAACAAGGCCACACCCTGATCCAGTCCCGGTTGGGGCGGGAACACCAGCACCAGAGCGCTGAGATCCGTCCGCAGGGACATATCCAGGCCGCCGTAACAGGTCTTGCCTGTCAGGTGCTCCTCCACCCACGCTTCCCGCTCCACCTTGGCGGAGGGGCCGATCTGGGTTTTATCGTAGAGGATCAAAGGCAGCCAGCCCACGTCCTTGGTGCTGATCCACTGGTTGAGCCGCAGCCACCGGAAATTGCGCTCCGCTGCCTCGCTCATCTTGGCGGCCTGAGCCTCCTTGCGGAATTTTCTGGCCTTCATGGTCACGCCGTAGCTTGGATTGCAGGTTTTCCACAGCGCCTCATCGTAGATATCCAGATCCGCAATTTTGTCCGGATCGTCCTGCGTTAAAGTGGAAATGCCGTACATGATGGGCAGCCACTCACTGTCGTCCGTGTCGCTTGGCCGCTCCGGTTCACCCCGCCGCCACGCTAAAATGCGGCGGCAATACTCATGGCGATCCCAGCCGATGGACGTGCGGTCGGGGTCGTTGCCCGCTGTGGTCAGCACCATGACGGTCTGCTGGGCGCGGGCGGCGTCAGAGCCTGTTGTCAGCACGTTCCACCGCTCCCGCCCCGCCCGGCCTGACCATGCGTGGAGCTCATCGCAGAGGATAGCTGAGAAGCTGGGTCCATGCTTATTGTCCACGTCCCCGGAATACACCTTCATCCGCCCTCCGAACCGTGTCCGAATCTCCCGGACGCTGGGGCGTGCCCACGCCAGTGGCCGATGTTGCGGCTGCCCAATGACGGAGTTCTCCACCATGGTCTGAGCACAGCGGTAAATGATATCGGCGTTCTCCGTGTCTACGGCAAAAATGCCCACGTCTGGCTTCTGCTCGCCGTCAGCCAGCAGGTGGTACAGCCCCAGCCCAGCCGCCAGTTCGCTCTTGCCGTTCTTTTTTGGAATCTCGTTATAGAGGAAGCGCCGATACCGTACCCAGCGCCCGTCATCATCCTTGACCTCGATGCCGTAGAACTGCCGGATCAAATCGCGCTCCCACGGAAGCATCTCAAAGGGTTTGCCAGCCCAGTCATTCTGGCCAAACACCAGCATGGAGAAGAATTTCTCCACACGGTCCACGGCCTCCTGACTGTACCGCAGCTCCGCGCCGTCATCCGGCTTGGGTACCGTGATGCCCGGTGCCAGGGTCAGCATCTCAGGCATACCGATCCATGCCTCCCCGGATCAGCTCCAGCATGGGGTTGCTATCCTCCGTCGCCTGCTTGCCGGTATCCGGCACCACCAGGCGGCAGCGGCTGGTGACGGTCAATCCCATATCGTTGGCGCAGTTCCGGGCCTGCTTGAAATAGCGCTCCTGGATCTTGCCCCAGCCGTCGGCGTTCTCCTGATCCCGCTGGGCCAGCGCCTTCTCTGCTTCGCCGGTGGCAATGAGCCACTGGTGCTGGGCCACCAGATAGCGGCCCAGGGTGTCGGCGTCCAGCTCCGTGTAAAGCCCGGAGGCGATCAGCCGCTTGCCAATGGCCCGGAAGTCCTTTTTCAGCGTCTCCGGCAGCCACTTGGGCGGCTTGGCCGTCTTGGCGGGGGAGACCTTTACCTCACCGGCCCTTCGCTCCGCCTCCTCGGTTTTGCTCAGGTGCTTGCGCCCGTTGGCAATGACCACATCCGTTGGTTGTCTTTTCCCGGCCATTCCGGCCCTCCTTTCTCCGCTGGTTTCTGATAAACCGTTGCATATCCCGTTTCAGATACGGGCTGTTGGTCCGCGCGATGATCCGCTCAGCTTCTTGCACGGTCATTCAGCAGCACCGCCTTTTCTCCGGTCATAGCTTCCCACCGGTTAATGATGACCTGGACATACTTGGGGTCGATTTCCATCATGTAGCATGTCCGCCCCAGCTGCTCACAGGCGATCAACGTTGTCCCGCTGCCGCCGAAGCCATCCAGAACGAGGTCACCCTCCGTGGTAGAATTCAGAATGGCGTTTTCAACCAGGGCAATCGGCTTCATGGTGGGGTGCAAATCACACTTGCGGGGTTTATCCACATCCCACACGGACGTGTGGAATTTGCCGTTTCCGTACCAGATATGCTTTTTAGTCCACGTGAAGAAAATGGGCTCGTGCTGGTATTCGTAATTCAGACGGCCCATAGAAAACGTCGGAGAAGATTTCTTCCAAATCAGCATGTGCCGGACTTCCAGGCCGGCTTCCCGCATCATCATCATCATCATCAAACCAAGGCTACCGCCCTGTGGGCTGGTGACATAGAAAGAAGCATCGTCCCGGCATGACAGTCGAATGTTGGTCATGGCCTGCAAAAGCATATCGTGCAGATCGCTTTCGCTCATGGTGTCTCCGTAGATGTCCTCGGTGCAGCGTCCGCTTTTCCCCCCGGCAACATCATCCAGCATTTGATTTTTGGATCCCACAGCCACGCCGTAAGGCGGGTCTGTGAAAACCATGTTCGCCAGAGCACCATTCATGAGGCGGGTCATAGCCGCCTCATCGGCAGTACTGCCGACCGCCAGACGGTGCCGCCCTAACTGATAGATGTCTCCTTCACGCACGGAGGTTTCTTCCGGGGGATCTTCGTCAAAATCGTCCTCGTAGGCTTCGGCTTGCGTATGACTGCTGCCGATTTCTACGCCCAGCTCCTCCATCGCTTCCGCGTCAAAACCGGCGATCCCAGTGTCAAAGTTCAAAGCCTCCAGGCCCTCCAGCTCGATTTTCAGCAGTTCCGTGTCCCATGCTGCCGTCTCGCTCAGCCGGTTGTCCGCCAAAATGTACGCCTTGCGCTGGGCCTCTGTCAGGTTGGTCACCAGCACGCAGGGCACCTCGCTCATGCCCTCCGCCCTGGCGGCCTCCACACGGCCGTGGCCTGCGATGATGTTGTTGTCAAAATCGATGAGTACGGGAGTTACAAAGCCGAACTCCCGCAGGCTGGCCCGGATCTGGTTGATCTGCTTAACGCCGTGCTTTTTGGCGTTGTTAGCGTAAGGGATGAGATCGTCAATGGGGACCATGGTGAGCTGCTCCGCTGCGATCCGCACCGTATGATCGTCTCTCGTCGGCGCCGGATTGACGCCGCCTTTTCCGGCTGTCCCGCCGGGTGTCTTTTTCTTTGCCATGCTGATCCTCCTGTTGTGATACCCGGCGCACACGGCGACCCTCGCATGGCAGCCAGGGCCGCCGCAGGAGGATCAAACCCGATGCGGCGCGAACGCCGCCGTGTGCGTCGGGAAAATGTGTCCGATTCGGACCGCTCCGGCCCATGACCCGGCCTCCGTGGTAGGGCACGGAGACCGGAAGGGAAGGGAAGAAAGGATGAATACCGGCACAGGGGCCGGGTCACAAGCCGGAAAACAAAAAGGCAAGGGCCGACGCACACCGATCTCCGGTGCGTGCTGACTCTTGCCTTTCTGGCTTTTGGTCTATGCCATGTGATTCAATTTCCGCTGCGTTTCCGCAACGTTTTGTGCTCTCGCGCTGCGCTCCCGCAGCGCCCTGGCCCTCGCCTTGACTGCCGCCGGACCGCCTCCGGATCTCCGGCGAATCTCCCGTGGGGAAAAAATCCCGCACGGAGG